GTTCAACTCCCAGTACTCCTATTTTTAAGTTGAACATTATTCATGCAAGTAAAATTTGTTAGAAAACCTACACCACATCTTCTTCTTGATAATATTTTTTCTGAGGAAGAGTTGAAACTAGTTTGGACAGAACTTAACTTTATTCATCCTAATTTAGAACCCCCTCAACACACTGATGGTGCAAAAATTAATGGGGAAGTAATCAAAAAAAATTCTGGTATATTTCTATATGATGTATATAAAAAATATACCTACTCTCATATACTTAAACTAATATATCAAAAAATATATCACAATCAAGATTTAAAAAATAAATGGGAAGTTGCCTGGACAAAAGACTTTTTCAGTTCTTCTAATTGGGACTCTGCATTAGTAAGTTATTATGAGGATCTAGATAATTATAAATCTCATTGTGATAATTCAAATTTTACAACCTTAATGTGGATTTGGAGAGAACCAAAAAGTTTTATTGGAGGGGACTTTACTTTAGACAATTACTCTCATAAAATAAAAGTGAATAACAACTCTGGAATAATATTTTTATCTGCAGAAAAGCACTCTGTTTCCACAGTAAAAATGACAAACCAATCTTCAGAAAATTGTGGAAGATATTGTATATCTAGTTTTTGCGGATTGGGACTAGGTAGTTAATTTTCTTGCTCCTTTAGCAATCTGGTGAATGCACCGAACTCATAATTCGGCTAAGGTGGGTTCGATCCCCTCAAGGAGCATGGACAGAATCCGAACTGTCCTACTTGACTCTTAACCCAATTTTTCTTATAATAACAAAGTCAATAAACAAAACAATGACTCTCACAGCAAAATTCAAGAAAGACGTTCAAACCCTTCGTGGTGCTGCAAATGGCGACTTCTACCTTGATGTAAAGAATCCGAAACTCTACAAAAAGGTTCGTCGGTACTATGAAAATGAGGGTGTAGTATTCTCTGGTGATCCTCTGGATGATTATGAGATGCTTATGGAATATGTTGCTAGCGATCTTGAATCCGTTGAGGTTGCATGAAAACAAAAGTTCTTTTTGAACGTGAGGGATACCGTTTTGTAGAAGCGGGTATCCTTGAGATAAATGGAAAACCAGATTACCGTCTTCAAAAACAAAATTATTATACCAAACGTTGGAATGACATTTATCTCTTTGATAACGGTATGCAATGTTCTCTAGCAATGGAAGACATTGAATATGCAAAATGGTTAGATCCAGATCGGGTTCCTTGTTATGTGAAAGATGATTGATTCTTTGTTCTCTACAAATGTTTTTCTTAAAAAGTGTGATCTAAATATTTCATACCTTGAAGAAAAATGTAGAGAGCATCAAAAAACTGTTTCTTCAGTAAAACTATCTAACAATGGTGGATATCAAGGTCATAATTTTTATGACTCTGATCTATTAAATGAAATTATATCTTTAGTTCCAGTTAGACCTGACAAACAGTTAAATGATCTTAGTGTTGATTTTTGGGTAAATATAAACAAACTAAATGATTGGAATGATTTACATAATCATGGACCATATCATGGAGTATTTCTATCTGGTGTCTTTTATGTAAAAACTCCAGAGAATTGTGGAAGACTTAGATTGTATGATCCTAGACTTCACATTTGCAATTCATTGGATATGAATTACTATAATGATGGGCACACCTATCATTTTTATGAACCAGAAGAAAATATGTTAATTATTTTCCCATCTTGGATTCATCATATGGTTGAACCGAACAAATCACACGAGGATAGAATTAGTATTTCATTTAATCTTACAGTCTCGGGATGACTTAAAAAGCGCCCTGGTCGGGATAAGCGGAACCCCCCCTTATGTCAAAAATAAATATCTTAAGATACATCGGCAACATTCTTCTCATTCTTGGTTATCAAATCATGCTATGGGGAGATTTCAAATATGGACTATTGGTAAAGTTTATTGGTGGCGCTTTAACTATACCTTTTGCAATAAAATTAAAACTCTATGATGTTTTGATTTTATGTGTTTTCTTCTCAGTGAATGAAATTGCAAAACTGTCCCAACTTTTCTTAGTTTTTCAAAACTAAGTGGTGGAGTCAAATTTGACCCCTTAGGTTTCTTGCTTCCTAAAAGAGCAAGTGGTGCGGATGGGACTCTCTCCCGCCTGGTTTCTTGCCTCCAGTCAAAGGGCAAGTGGCGAGCCTGAGTTACAGAGGCGGGTTGCATAAACCCACCTTTTTTAGTATAATAAAAAGAAAAAAGTATGACGGTTTTAGTTACAGGTGGTGCAGGATTTATCGGTTCAAATTTCTTGCACAATGCAATTGACTGGTTTGCAGAAGATATTGTCTGTGTAGATAAATTGACTTATGCTGCGGATTGGAAAAATATTCCTGATCCAGTTATACTCTACACAGTTGATATTTCAAATGAAGAAGACTGTGATTATATTTTTGAGAAGTATAAACCAAAAACAATCTTTCATTTTGCCGCAGAAAGTCATGTAGATAATTCTATTCAAGACTGTTCGGAATTCATTAACACGAACATAAGCGGGACCGTAAATCTTTTAAATCTCTCCGTAATGTACGGAGTAGAAAAATTCATTCATGTTTCTACTGATGAAGTTTATGGATCAGTAAAAGATAAACCATTTACTGAGACAACACTGTATAATCCAAGAAATCCATACTCTGCATCTAAAGCAGCGAGTGATCATTTTGTGATGGCATATCACAACACTTATGGTCTTCCTGCCATTATTACTAATTGTTCTAACAACTACGGACCAAGGCAACATAGGGAAAAGATGATTCCAAAGACAATCACCAATCTCTTAGAAAATAAAAAAGTCCCTGTGTATGGTGATGGAAAACAAATTCGTGATTGGTTGTTTGTTCAGGATCATTGTGAAGCACTTCTAACTGTTTGGAGTGGTGGAACGGTAGGTGAAAAATATAATATTGGTGGTGATCACGGTATGACCAATATTGATCTAGTAAAACATATTTGTAGTGCCTTAAATAAGAGTGAAGACTTAATTGAGTTCGTTGAAGATAGACCAGGGCATGATAGAGTGTATGCTACAGATGCTACAAAAATTAAAGATGAACTTGGTTGGAGACCTTTGACTACTTTTGAAAACGGTATAGAACAGACAATTAAATGGTATGAAAGCAACAGAAATTAATTTAAAGGATGCTTACATCATCACTACTCCAAGGTATGAAGATGAGCGTGGATTCTTTCTTGAAAGTTTTAATCTAAAAAAGTTTAGAGAAGCAACTGGAATTGAAAGTGAGTTTGTTCAAGACAACCACTCAAAGTCATCTAGAGGAGTTTTGAGAGGACTTCATTATCAAATTCAACATGCTCAGGGTAAATTAATTAGATGCACTCAAGGTGCTGTCTATGATGTAATCGTCGATATTAGGAAAAGTTCTCCTACTTTTGGAAACTGGTTTGGTATAAAGTTGTGTGAAAACAACATTCATATCTGGGTTCCTCCTGGATTTGCTCATGGTTTCTACACTCTTACAGAAACTGCAGAAATAAACTACAAACAAACTGATTACTATTACCCTGAATTTGATAGAACCCTGATGTGGAATGATCCACAAATTGGTATTGATTGGCCAGTAGATGGGATTCCAACTCTTTCTGCTAAAGATCAAGTAGGAAAATATCTTGAGGAGTGTGATAAGTATGAATAAAATATCCGTTTATGGTGCTACTGGTTTTATTGGTGGCACCTTTTGTGATCTCTATTCCGACGATGTAATTAAAATACCAAGAGATCAGAGAGAACCAGAGTCTAAAAATATCTTGTATTTGATTAGCACAATTTCAAACTACAACGTATTTGATAATTTGCATTTGGATGTTGATACCAATCTTACAGTTCTTCTTGACACTCTTCAGTACTGTAAGGATAATGACCTTATCCTCAATTACGTGAGTACTGGATTTGTTTATGGTCCAGATATTGTCTATGCGAAAGAAGATGATCCTTGTGATCCAAGAGGTTTCTATTCAATCACTAAAAGAACTGCCGAACAACTTCTAATCTCATTTTGCAAAACTTTTGATGTCAAGTATCGCATTATGAGAATTGCAAATGTCTATGGGCAAGATAAAACTATTTCCCCAAAAAAGAATGTTCTTGGATTTCTGATTGAGTTGATGAAACAAAATGATCCAATCACGCTCTATGATGATGGTATGCAACTCAGAGATTACATGCATGTAAGTGATATTTGTAGAGCACTTAAACTTGTAATGGACAGGGGTGAAGTCAATCAAATCTATAATATCGCAAGCGGAACTGCTTTACCGTTTAGAGAAATTATTGAAATGGTAAAGAAGAATCTTGGAAGTGAAAGTGAATTGGTTTCAATTGAAACACCAAAATTTAATCAAATAGCACAAGCAAAAAACTTTGCTTTAAACGCAGATAAACTTAAGTCTTTAGGATTTGAGCAGAAAATCTCATTGGAAGAAGGCTTGCAAACTCTCTGTCTGTGAGGTACAATATATACTAGGAGTAATTTTTCATCTATGAGTGATTATAAGAAAACAGCACTTGTTCTTGGTGCTGGTGGTTTTATTGGAAGCCACATGGTAAAAAGACTGAAGGCAGAAGGATATTGGGTTCGTGGTGTAGATCTTAAGTATCCTGAGTTTTCAATTTCTGCCGCAGATGAATTCGTTCAGGGAGACCTGAGGGATGCTGATTTTGTTCGTCGCGTCATTGAATTCAAAGGAGAACAGGGTAATTTTTACGCCAATGTTCCCTATCGTTATATCCAACCTTTTGATGAGATCTATCAGTTCGCTGCTGATATGGGTGGTGCAGGATTTGTATTTACAGGTGAAAATGATGCTGAGATCATGCACAACTCTGTGTCAATTAATCTGAATGTTCTTGAAGCACAACGTCAGTTGAATGAAACCTTTGATGGTGTGGATAAAGAATGGACTGCTTGCAATCGTCCTAAACTAGATTATCAGACCAAGATCTTCTATTCTAGTTCTGCTTGCATGTATCCAGAACACAATCAATTGGACCCTGATAATCCTGACTGCCGTGAAGAATCCGCTTATCCAGCAAATCCAGACTCTGAGTATGGTTGGGAAAAACTGTTCTCGGAACGTCTCTACTTTGCTTATAATCGTAATCATGGTATCCCTGTACGTGTTGCTAGATACCATAATATTTTCGGACCAGAAGGAACCTGGAAAGGTGGTAGAGAAAAAGCACCAGCAGCAATCTGCCGTAAGGTAGCAGAACTTCCTGATGATGGTGGTGAAATTGAAGTCTGGGGTGATGGAGAACAGACCCGTTCATTCTTGATTGTGGATGAGTGTGTAGAAGCGACTTTCCGTTTGATGAACTCTGACTTTATTGGACCTGTGAACATCGGTTCAGAGGAGATGGTGACAATCAATCAACTGGTGGATACTGCTGCTAAGGTTGCAGGGAAGACTGTTACCAAGAAGCACATTGATGGTCCTCTTGGTGTTCGTGGTCGTAATTCTAATAATGATTTGATTCGTGAAAAACTTGGTTGGGATTATTCTCAAGCACTTGAAGAAGGTGTCCGTAAAACCTATAATTGGATTAACTCTCAGATTAAAGTAGTACATCATCCTGTTTGAATATGAAAGTAACTATTCTTGGATCTGGTGGTCAGATTGGTGCATATCTGACAGAGTATCTTCGTGACAAGGGACATGAAGTAACAGAGTTTGATGTTGTAAATGGTGAGGATCAGGATCTTACCGCTATTCCAAATCCTAAACTTCAACATGACATTAGACTTTCTGATTTTGTATTTTTTCTTGCTTTCGATGTTGGTGGATCTAGGTATCTGAAAAAGTATCAGCATACCTACGAGTTTATTAATAACAATACTCGCATCATGGCAAATGTGTTTCAGTGGTTGAAAGAATATCGCAAACCATTTGTCTTTGCTTCATCTCAAATGAGTAACATGAGTTATTCACCGTATGGAGTGTTGAAGCGAGTAGGAGAACTTTATACTCAAACTCTCAATGGATTGACTGTAAAGTTCTGGAATGTCTATGGCGTAGAAAAAGATGCTGAAAAGTCTCACGTTATTACAGACTTTATTCGCAGAGGATTTGAGGAAGGTGAGTTTGAGATGCTCACTGATGGAACAGAGGAACGTCAGTTTCTTTATGCGGAAGACTGCTGTGAAGCATTGGAAACAATCATGAATTGTTACTCTGACTTCAAACCAACGGATCCTCTTCATATCACCTCTTTTAGGAATGATTCTATCAAGAGTGTTGCTGAAATTATTCAGGGACAATTCAATCTAGTTGAAAGGTTTGATGTAAAAATTAAACCTGGAGTCGCAAAAGATAGTGTTCAGATGGATAAGAGAAACGAAGCAGACAATTACATCACTGGATGGTGGATGCCCAAAACTACCCTTGATAAAGGCATCGCTAAAGTGTTTGCTGAAATGAAAAAGGAGTATAGTGAATGAGATACTCTGTATCACACTGGGCAGGAAGACTGGGAAATAACATTCAACAGACTGCAAATGCCATTATGCTTGCCGAACAAAAGGGACATACCTTTGAGCAAAACCTAGATCATGAAGTGATTGGTAAATTTGTTTGTAACTTTGGATCCGATGGACAGCACGTTGCTGGTAAGTTCTATAACTGGGAAGCAACCATGCACTGTGATAATGGAGTTCTTGAGGGTGGTAATGAAATCGGAATTTCTAAAGAACATGTGCATAAAAACATTCGTAGAATTTGTAAAGAATACATCTACCCAAATCTGAAAGTAGAACATCTAGATCCATTTGATGATGAAACTGTAGTAGTTCATATTCGTGGTGGTGATATTATTGAGAGGGAATATGAAAAACCTCACAACTATGTTCAAAATCCTCTGGACTATTACATGCTTCTTCTTGATATGTTTCCGAATATGATTGTTGTTACTGAACCAGTTAATAACAATCCTGTTCTTCCTGAACTTAAAAAGATTGATCGTATTAAGTTTCAAACTCTAACAGTTGCTCAAGATTATGCAACTCTTCTTGCTGCAAAAAATCTGGCAACTTCTGGTGTTGGAACTTTCGGTGTTTCCGCTGCTCTATGCTCTCATAATATTAAAAACCTTTATACTTCAGATGCTTACTTGACAGAACATCTAAATTATACTATGTTGTATGATACCGATGTTGTTATTAATGAAGTTGAATTGAAGGATTACATTCCAGTTTATCCTTGTAGTTGGAGAAACAACGAAGAACAAAGAAAATTAATGTTGGAGTATAAATTACCCGAATGAAAGTATTCGTAACAGGTTGCGCTGGACTTCTTGGTGCTAATTATTCTAGGCATTTGATTGCTAATGGGCATAAAGTAATTGGAATTGATGATCTCTCTGGTGGGCATAAAGCATTTGTCCCTCAGGGGGAAAATTTTACTTTTGTGAAATTGAACCTAGAGAAAAGAAAGAAAGTTGTAGAGTTGTTTGAAGAACATAAACCAGATGTTCTGTGCCACTTTGCTGCTTATGCCGCAGAAGGATTATCTCCTTTTATTCGCAACTATAACTATCGTAATAATCTTATTTGCTCTGCAAATTTGATTAATGAGTGTATTACTCACGGTACAAAGATGATCTTTACATCTAGTATGGCAGTTTATGGAGCTCAAGAACCTCCATTTACTGAAGACAAACGCCCACAACCAATTGATCCTTATGGTGTTGCTAAGTATGCTGTTGAGGTTGATCTTGAATTAGCACGTCAGCAATTTGGTTTGAAATATAATATTGTTCGTCCTCATAATGTTCTGGGCGTATATCAAAACATTTGGGATCGCTACCGTAATGTGATTGGTATTTTCATTCGCAAAACTCTGAATGGACAATCAATTCTTGTGTATGGTGATGGAGAACAAACTAGAGCATTCTCTGATATCAGATATTATATGGATCCCTTTGATAAACTTCTCACTGATTACGATGGTGAGACTTTTAATATTGGTGCTGATAAGTATTTCAGTTTGAATGAAGTTGCAAATGCAGTTCAGAGGATTGGTAAGAAGTATGGTTATGAGGTTCCAATTGAACATGGGGAACCAAGGCATGAGGTAAAACATGCTTACTGTGATCACACAAAAGCAAAGACTGTGTTAGAATTTAGAGATGAAACAAATCTAGATGAACTCATTGAAAGTGTGTTTGTTTGGGCAATGAAACAACCAAACAGAAAAGTTAAGAAAATGGACTATGAGGTTACAAAAGACATTTACGATTATTGGAAAGACTGATGGATCAATTTATTTTTCCCAACTGCAATAGGTATTTTAAAAAGGATTATGGCAATCTTCGTCATAAGTTTCCTGGTGCAGAAAATATTGAGAATAATTATTCTCAGGCATTTCAAGATATGTTTGTCTTGAGTATGTTGGATGGCAAAAGGAATGGAACTTATGTTGAAATTGGCGGAGATCATCCAGTTGTAATCAACAACAGTTATCTTCTGGAAAGTGAGTTTGGATGGAAAGGTGTATCATTTGAAATCATTCAGAGTGCTGTAGATTTCTATAATGATTTTCGTAAGAGTCCTTGCCTTTGTGAAGATGCAACTGCTGTAGATTATGCTGAAATTTTTGAAGAGAATGATCTTCCCCTACAAATTGATTATCTTCAAGTTGATATTGAACCTGCAGAGCAAACTCTGAGAGCACTTAAGAATATTCCTTTTGATCAGTATCGTTTTTCAGTTATCACTTATGAAACTGATATGTATAGAGACGGTCCTGACTGCCAAGAAGAGGCGATGAGGTTCCTTCAGGATCTTGGTTATGAACTAGTCGTAAGGAATGTTGCCAACGAAGGTAACCCTTATGAGGATTGGTATGTTGATCCAAATGTAGTTGATCCTAAGATTATTGCTAAGTTCAAACAGATCGGAAGACTGTCTAAAGAAAGTAACACTTGCGTTTTAAATGTATGACCGTATTTGATTCATTCATATTCTTTAATGAGTTAGAACTCTTAGAACTACGTCTTAATATCTTGAATGATGTTGTAGATTATTTTGTTCTGACTGAATCTCCATTTACCGTCAGTGGAAATGAGAAACCACTGTATTATCAAGAGAACAAAGACCGCTTCGGTAAGTTTAACGATAAAATTATTCACAATGTCACGGAGACCATTCCCGATGACTTTAGTGAGTATCTTGTGAAGAAACCATTTCATACAGACTATAATAGCACTGATGAAAGTGGGACACGTTATATTGACTTACCCATTCGTTTCCAACGCGCTGTGTATAATCGTGAGTGTAGTGCTTATGGTCTTGTCAGAGCA